TCCCCATGAGCGAACTGCTGGTTGCTGATGGAGCCTTCCACGGTGATGCCGGAGTCGTTGTCAAGATCCTCCATAGACATGAAGTTACAACTCCGCTCGCTCTCATCAGGAGCCAGCTTGCTGAACGTGATACCCTCACCAATTCCGCCGGTGGTCGTGGTATTCACGCAGTTGCTTGCAGAAGGAATGCTGCCGCTCGAAGTGTAGTTGACGTTGACGTCTCCCAGAGTTGATCCGATAGACTGTCCACTGATCCCACCCGAGTTGAAACTCCTCATGGAGCGAGCACCCTTCATGTACGAAGAGTCAGGACTCCGGAAGAAGCTGGGACGATAGGAGGGACGATACTGAGGGATTTCGAACTTGTATTCGACCCTGATAAGACCGTCCTCGGATCCGATGCCACGATAGTTCTCGACAGCAGAGGTCCGTTCGATGAACTTGAACTTATTGCCGAGACTCATATTTCCGTCTCGAATGGAACGTTCGAGATCAAACGACGTGTTAGGTTCAAGAATCAGCCAACGACCATCAGTGACATCATGTCCATCGATGTCTACCTTAACCATAGCTCTTACAGTGTTCAAGTTCTTAAGCCTGATGGAGTACTCAGACCCAAATGGAAGTTGAACCTCGTCCCCATTCTCTCTAAGGACATTGCCACCTACTCGAATTGCTGTTGCAAAATTGGTTGAATACATCATTCCTCATTCTCCTTGAACGGTTCACAGACTAAAAACCCAAGATTTAAGTCTGTTGGTTGACATTTGGCACAGATAACCTGCATTTACTTCCATGCCACTTCGGGTACTGATTTATGGATACTTCTTGTCCACAAACTTCGCAAACCACACGTTTGTAGTGATACCCTGTCAGAGACTCACTGATCTTTGTTGCTACTTCAAAGCGCATGGAGGGATTGTTCAGTTTCATACGCTCTATAGACTGAGATCTCTTGGCAGGATGTGAACTAGAATCGTAGCCGTATTTATGTGTGTAGTGACTACTTCCAACTACCCGGCTTTTCATCCTATTCACTACTTCGGGTCTCTTCATTGGATGACCACTACTATCATAAGATGATTTTCTTGAGTAGTGGTTGTCTCCAGAAATCTTGGCCGCTGATTCCGAATCCTTCATTGGATTAGCCGAGGAAGACATCAGTTTGGATAATTCTGGGTTGTTGACTGTCCAATGATTATCACCCTTGGGAGCGCATCGGGGATCTATGGCTCGGTTGTCTGTCTTGTTCAGCCATCGATCATTATGGATAACATCTAGTCTAGTGAGAACTTTACATTCCCATTTACGAGCAGAATCTACAGAAGAGAAAACTCTTCTGATCTGACGAATTTCAGGTTCGCCATTTTCTAAAATGAATTTCTTGACGTATTTGCTGGAAGTTTTGTACTCAGACCAGAAATCAGACGGATTGCATCCTTTAGCAAACCGGACTCCATAGTACCAATGGTCTATCTCAGGCCATCCTATCAGATAAGTGTATGGAGTAGTCATCTTTCCTCATGGCTCACAGAACAAAAGCCGATACTGTTTGCTACAACGTGTGTAGCGTTCTGTTGGATTTGACGGTTTTCTCCCGTCTGACTCTCGATACCCGGAAGTCCAGAAACTGGGAAATTTATTATAGAACTCATGTGCGTTTCCTACCCGATCTCCATCCCACACGAGTAGAGAGAAGTATGAAAACCACTACGGTATGGCAGAATGGCGCGAAACCTATCCGGATGCCCAACACTGTTGGCGGAAACAAGATCGCGGCCTTAATCGGCCAGACACATCTTCCCGTAGGTGTTGTACTATCATCCTTCAACGCAGGGTAGTAACCAACCGGCGACGGAGATGTCGCAACCTGAAAAGGAGAATCAAATGAGCAGCACACTTGCACGTCGTATTCGACGAATTGGCTTTTTGCCGTCCACATTCACCGAAGTCATCGAGGAGCGCGCCGGCAAGGACGCGAGTGGTGCGCCCTGCATCCACAAGATTCCGCGCAAAGTGTGGCAGCGGAACCGGCAGGCGCTTAGCCTCGCAGAGCACTTGGCCATAGCCAAGTTGATGCGTAAAGAGGCCAGAGCCGCAAGGAAGCGCGGGTACAGGGTGCCAGGCGACGGAGATGTCGCAGCCTAACCGATCTGAGTTACCCGTTTTCCCAAGTTGGTCCGTAGAGAGAACTGTACGAATAGGAGACACACCCGCCTACATGGCAATCCTAACCCCGATGGTTGAACTCACTGACAAAGGCCAAGAAGAAATCAGAAAGGGATAATTCAATGCGTGCTTACGCCACAATTCGTTTCGTCGAGTGCCCTGACAAGGGCGATCTCGCCCAGGATGGACGCGGTCGCGCCATGTCTCTCCACTATCCCGACCGTCCTGTTTTCCGCAACCCCAAGGCCAAGGCTGCTGTTCGTCGCACCCTCCGCCGCCGTGACCGCGCTGCAATTGCTGTTCGTGATGCTGAGTAAGCATCAAGGGTATTGATCGTCCTCCAATGAGGGCATACGTGGGGAAGACCGGATAAGCCTGGTCACCAGAAACTACCTGGAAAGTTCTTCAACGACCTGTGTGAGCGACCTGGTGAGGACGATCAATACCCTCAAGAAGAAAGGAAGACAAAGTGATTCTTAGCCGACTCATCGTAAGTTTCTTACTGAGTGCATCCGTGATTGGTCTCATGGTCTGGGTGTATTTCAAGCTGATTCCAAAGCCTCTGGTTCTCCGGAGCACGAAGGTCAAGAAGTACCATCGTCTTGACCAATGTGGATCCATCTGGACCTGGCTATGTTTCAGCTGGCAATTTCCTGTGGGCTGGTGTGGACCTTATGTCAAGGTCTACGAATATGGCCGCCGGATTTGTGGCTGGGAGACTCGCTGGAATGTAGCTTGGCCCGAAGCGAAAGAAGACATGCAACTGAGCCTTCTTCCGCCAAAGTTTGGAGACAATCTAGAAGATCTGTATACCGTAGCAGATCTTCTCAATGATTTGCCCAGCTTTCAGGCAGCTGTCCGCTTCGTTGGAAAATCCGAAGACGATGAAGCAGACGTTCCTTGGCAAAGATTTTAGCCAATCTGTGCGATGTCTGCCTGGAGGGTTGCAAGATCAAAGCGACCCACTGGTGGAATGGCTTCTATCCACTGTGGACTGAGCAGAGCATAAGCCTCGTCGACATACGCCTTCCAGAATTCCACGGTGATCTTTTGTGGTGCACCCCATGTGATGCAAGTGAAGCTCGTCTCATCGTACTTGGGCACCCACACACAGTGACCACCCCATGATCCAGCCAGGTTAGATTCACCAGGATCCGTTGGAATCACATCCCAGATAGTCTGACCCTGTGCCGAGAGCGGAAGCTCCACTCCGATGTAGACCCCACCAAATAGATCAATCGCCTGACGAACTTCTGCCAGGTTCTTCACGTTCACTGAAACGAATGAAGAGAGTGTGGCGCCAGCGAATCCCTGCTTCTTGAAATCATTGAGCACATCGAGCTCAATGCCGCCCTGATCAGTGGAAGGATCTTGAGGGTTGTATTCATCGAAATCCTCGTATCCTTTCAGAATCTCGGCATCAGTGACATTCAGGGTGTCAGCATTTGGCATCCTGGCGTTGCTTACCCAGGTTTGAATTGCATGACCGAGGCCGGCAATAGTGCAACAGCCAAGCTGGTCGTTAAGCATCATGCCCCAAACAGTGATGCTCTTGGTCCAATCGACAGAAGGAGGCGCTGGAGGTAGACCAGATGCCAAATACTTGGCCATCTTCAGAGTTCTTGAATCGATCTTCTTGGCTTTGCATCCGAGACGCTTGCCCGGCAGAACAACCTTTTCCAGACTCATAGCATGACCCTCCACTATGAGTCCAGAAGACAGAAGACTACTTCTTCTCTTCAACTTTCGGTTTGGGCTTCTCGTCCTGCACGATAGTGAAGTTCTTGGCGTCGCCTTGAGGATTGTAGAAGACATGCCAACCTGGATGAGCAGCTTGCCATTCACGCATGACAGCGAATTCCTGATCGTTGGCCTCGCTCCATTGTTTCTGAGCATCAGCCTTGATCTTCTCTAAGCCCTGGAGAGCAAGGCGATCAGCGGTGCCAAGGATTGGTGGTGCGGCAGTTGGAACAACTCTATTTACAACAGGTTTATCCTGTGCTGTGACTACACACACGGAGGCGATGAACAGCAGTACAAAGAGGATAGTGCGTTTCATTCTGATCTCCAATCGGCAATGGCCAACTCTTGATACTGGCTCCGCTAACCGATTATATGCAAAAGAGAGTAGATTTCATTCATGGCAAAGATTCTAAGGTTTCCTCCTCTCGCCGTTGATCTAGGTGACCATGTTCGAGTCGCCAAAGAGGGACATACTCCCTGCAAGAAAGCTAAGGAAAGAGAGGATTGTGTCCTACGCGACTTACTAGGGGCCGCTAGGATACGCACTGTAACACTGATGGCCGCTCTCTTGATAACACTCCTAGCGGCTCTAGGACTCATGATGTACTACGCAGATGCAATCGACAATTGGAGGCCGTAACTTGAATAAAACAGATGGACACTGGTTCAACGGCTTTGTCGAAAATCCCAAGATTGTTTCAAGAGTCTGAATTCCTGTTCCTTCGTAGGAGTGGAAAATGAAATCAAAACTACTGAAGACAGCTGCTGGGGAAGAGTATGCTGTATTTCTTGGTGGAGATGATCAAAGCGAGGGTGGCCCTGTGATCTCCACCGGGATAACAGGTACTCTTGAGCAGATATTTTCGAGAACCGATCATTTGTACACCCGACTCAGTGAATTGGAAGAGTCTGGTGAAGAATTTAACGAAGACAACCTGGTGGAAGACGATCAGCTAACTGCCTACATGAGAGATTTCCCCCTGATTGCTTTTCCTGTTGAGGGAGGACCTCTCCTCCAGATCTATCGTGGTGAAGCTACTCCCACAGGATATGAGGAGATCACGGCAGCCCAGGGTGTTCGTTTTCAGATGAAGAACCTTCACAAACTCCAAGAATTCGAGTATGAAGACATTGCCAATAGTGCCACTCGTAAAGAGAAATCCGTCGTCACGGGAAAATAGTTTTCCTAACCGCTTTACTTTTCCGCTCAGTAGAGTATCATGTAAGAGTGAGGAATTTCGTCATGCGTTTACTGTCTCTATCTTCGTCCCCGTCACTGTCAAGCTATTACCTTAGCTTGCCGAGTGGCTCTGTGGCAAGGTGGAGAGGCATATAAGACGACCTCAAAACCAAGTTCACAAGAGCCACTCCTCCGGGAGTGGTTTTTGTTTGTGCAAGCGAGGCGAATACGGTTGGTCGCAGCAGACTGTAAATCTGCCGCTCTAGCAGCTAACATTGGGGGTTCAAATCCCTCCGCTTGCACCAAAGATTTGAAAGGAACACCGTGAAGCTGATTCAGGCACTAATCCAACAGGGAACTAGCCACATGATCACCTGGCTGCCTGCTGACCGTCGACTGAGGCCCGGTGTTGAGGTAGATCTTGATAAGGATCCGAGTGACCGATGGAAGGTCAAAGAGTTGTTCATGACCACGGACTCGGAGAATATTCAACGTGGATGGGGGTTGGATCTTCCCAGAAGCGTGAGAACAGAAGTTTGAGATGTGCCCTCGTGGTGGAATTGGAAGACACGCTTGGTTCAGGTCCAAGTCCGCAAGGGTTGAGAGTTCGAGTCTCTTCGAGGGCACCAAAGTTTTGTACGAGCCGCAGAGTAGTGGGTTATCTTGGAACCGCCGACGAAAGTCTTCACAGGTTCGAGTCCTGTCTCCCCGACCATGACGGGGAGTAGCCAAGCTGGCAAAGGCAGCGGTAGCCGAAAGGCATTTCCCATCTCGTCATTCGTTCGTACAGAAAGTTCTGCCGTAATGCGAGTGTGGCGAAATTGGCAGACGCGCTGGACTTAGGATCCAGAGTTCGCAAGGACGTGCAGGTTCGATGCCTGTCACTCGCACCAAGTTTAGTTGTAGATGTCGGACCGTGGTGGAATTGGAAGACACGCGTGGTTGAGGTCCACGTGGGAGAAATCCTATTGAGGGTTCGAGTCCCTTCGGTCCGACCAAAGGTTTGAAATGTGCCGATGTGGCGGAATTGGAAGACGCGCTGGTCTCAAAAGCCAGTGTCTTCGGGCGTGCCGGTTCGATCCCGGCCATCGGCACCAAAAGATTAAGCTGCAGAGAGCTACTTTGACCTTTCATGCAGTTCAACAAAGAGTAGGGTTTGGACATGATTACTGTCCGAACCATAATCACTGAGGAGAATGAGAATGGCCAATCTAGTGAAGTTTCCTGTAGACCACGCTCATTTGGAGCACCCGATTTTGTGCAGCCATTGTCAGAACATGGCTCGAGTATTAGTTTTCAAATCGGCAAGACTGGGGAACGGGGCAATTCACCTCGTAAAACAAGGGGCAGAGTGCCTCCTCCCGGCATGCCCTGGTGGTGGAACAACTTGTGAGGTTGAAGCCTAGATGGCAGTATTCTAAGAAGCATGAGTGGAAAGCCATTTAGCAATGGATTTGATTCCAGAAGAGTGCCAGGTGGAAAACCTTGGAAACCTGGCACGACATCTCACAGACTCAAGTTATTAGACTCTGTGGTGTTTGTAGACAACTCTGAACATCTACAAGCAGCCAAAGATCGATTCAGAGAAGAACTTCCAGAAGTTTGTACGATCTGTGGCTTGACAGGAATGTGGAACGGTCAAGTTCTGGTAATGAGAATTGACCACATCAATGGGAGAAAGCGAGATTGCCGTCGGGAGAACATGAGAAAGGTTTGTCCCAACTGCGACAGTCAACTTCTCACATTTTGTGGAAGAAACACAGGTAAGGTTCGTGCCCGGATGGCGAAACTGGCAGACGCTGCGGTCTTAAAAACCGTTGAGAAATCGTGAGGGTTCGATCCCCTTTCTGGGCACCAAAGTTTACAACGGAGGGATGGGAGAGCGGTTTAATCCAGCACACTGCTAACGTGCCGAACCGAAAGGTTCCATCAGTTCAAATCTGATTCCCTCCGCCACTTTTTAGTATGGAAGCGTTGGTACATTGGCAGGTCCGCTTGTCTCGAAAACAAGTAATGTCGAAAGGCATTTGCAGGTTCAACTCCTGTCGCTTCCGCCAAGTTGGAGAGTTGGCCGAGTCTGGTTTATGACACTTGTCTTGAAAACAAGCGAACCGAAAGGTTCCGGGGGTTCAAATCCCTCACTCTCCGCATTCGTGACTTCCTAGTATCCAAGTAGAGTACTAGGAGGGTTCATGACATACACAGTCTACAAGACTGTCAATCAAGTGAATGGCAAGTTCTACATCGGGGTTCACAAAACTAACAACCCGATGGATGAATACTTGGGAAGTGGAACCGTCATCCAGCTAGCCATTCAGAAGTATGGTGTGTTGAGTTTTGTCAAGGAAATCCTCTTCAAGTATGAAACTCAAGAGGAGGCCTGGGCCAAGGAAAACGAGTTGGTTGAACTCCACAGGGCAGACCCTCTTTGCTACAATCTGAGGAAGGGAGGTTCTGGTGGATTTGACTATCTGAACAAAACTGGGAAAAGCAGGTCAGTCGACCATTTCAAACAAGCAACTAGGGTTAGAGTTCTTCGTTTGAAATCAGATCCGGAATACCGAAAGAAGTATGGAAGAAACATTTCCATATCACTGAGAAAGAAAGGTGGTAGCTGG